AACTAAAGATGAATTATAAAGATATTTTAAGTGGTGTTCAAGAACAACTAAAATCTGCTTCTCCAGAAAATATGCAAGAGTATAAAGAAGATTTCTTGCAGATGAATATAGGTGCTTTAAATGCAATTGCGGAACATGCAAAAGCTATTTTGGAGGCTGTTTCTGATGAATCTGTAAAAGAGAACTTGACAGAGAGCTGGCTTCAGGGTAAAATTGCTATTACTGAAGATTACATGCGAACAATTCATGATTTTGTAAAGTATGTTCCTTCAGGTGACGATGATACTTATGCAGCGGATAAACCTGGGCTATGGGAAAACATTCGAAAGAAAAAAGAGCGGGAAGGCAAGAAATACAAACCTGCCAAACCGGGTGATCCAGATAGACCAGATCCAAAGCAATGGAAAAAATTGACTAAATAACTATAATTTAAAGGACTTTTTAATGGACAAAAATTTTGAGTTTCCATCGCTAACTTTCTATACTGAGTTGGCTAAAAAAACCATAAGCAAATTTGGCAACAAAATGTATGGCACTCTCTCTACAGAGATGTTGAGTAATGAGGATGCTATTTCAGATGTTGCCAATGCTCTTATGACAGCAGATTGGAAATATGACAGTAATAGAGTGGGTGCTGTTACTGGACAAAAAAAGACTAGATACTCTTATAGAAATCAATGTGCGATTTGGGCAATCAAAACGTATGCTTCTAAGTCAAAGAAAAAGAAAAACTACTTTCTTCCTTTGTCTATGCTAGAATCAAAGAATGAAGATTGCAATACTAACGAGTTTCTGTGTGACGAAAACGAACTGACCCCTCTAGAAACTTTAATTGATAAAGAAAGTACTACTCTTAATAATGAGCTTATTAAGCTTATATTTTCTAGTGGCATCTTGAGTGAAAAACAAGCACAACAAATCAAGATGTATTATATAGATGAGTTAACTTTAAATGAAATAGGTAATAGATATGGGGTTACAAGAGAGGCTGTCAGACAGAATATAAAGAATGGTGTCTCTAAACTCAAGACGAATTTAATGATATGAAAAATATTTACTGTACCTATGTAGTTTTTTCAATACAGGAAAAGGGAGACAAGAAGGAGGTTTATATGCTTTCTTCTTGCCCTACCTCAATAAAACCTCCTGTAGTACAAACAGTAAGCGTTAAACACCTATTGAATGAGTTAAGATATAATTTTAAAATTATGTTTAAGCCCGAAGAAATTACATATATAGAAGAATGTCTTTATAGCGATCTACTGATACAAAATGAACACGCAGTCAATCTTTTGTCAGAAAATATAGACGCATTTGATCCCGAAGAAGATCTAGTTATAACATATGTGACTGTGTTTGAGAAAAAACAAACAGCGAGAAACAATACTTGGAGTCGTATTCAGTTTAATCATGAATCGAATACCTATGTTTCAGATGAAAACCTTAACTATTTAATCGACTATGCTATGGAAAAACTTTAGGTCTTATTTTACCAAGAAAAATAATACCCAAGAAGAAACCCCAAAAGATACTCCTCTAATTAATATAGGAGTTACTCTTACTGAAGACTTTGATATAGACATATCTATGGAATTTATAGAGTTGGTTGTAAACGAAAAGGACACAGAACTGATAGAAAAAGTTGCTAAATTTTTTCATCTTTTTTCTACAGAAACATTTAATGTTACATTAGCCAATATTCTAGTTAAAAATATAGCGACAGAAAGCAAAGAATACGAGACTTTCGTAACAAAAGTAGTAGCCAATTGGTTATTACTACAAAAAACCTCTAAAATACTTGGTGAGGAGTCTATTATAGAGACACCGGTAGTACCACCCAATCAGGTATTTTTACAACATTATGGCAACAACTAGAGATCATCTAATCGTATGGGAGAAGTGGCAAGATCCATTTCTTCCCGATAATTTTATAGGCGAACCAGATTCCGCTTATGAACATGACGGAGAAGAATACGAAGAACAAGATCCAGAGTCTCATAGTGGAACATATAAAACAACCATGATATTAACCCCAATGGGTATGTTGCCGTATACAGAAAAAACAGCTTGTAGTGCTATCTTTAAATTTTGGGTAGGACATACTAATTTTTCTATTACTTCTGCTATAGAAACGATTATCAACACAGCAGAAGGCGTTGAAACGTTAGATATTTTTACTAGATATAGATTTAGAATAGCCATAGGAAAAGCTTTTAAAGATTCTGATACTATGACCTTTATTAACAATACAGTCTATGACCACTTATATGACCAAAACAACTTATGATCATCAGCAACTAATATCAATACATGAAATTGGTTTAGATATAAAAAATAGAGAAATCTATTTACATTCAGATACTTCTACAGCTGAAGAAGAAGGAGTAGAGTACAAGGCTGCTGTCAGATTTGAAAAAAATGTTAGAATCTTAGAGAGTATTTCTAAAGAGCCTATCCTTGTACATATGCACCTTCCCGGTGGTGATTGGTCTGATTGTTTCGGAATTTATGATACAATTAAATCTTGCAAGTCTAGGGTTATCATTCTAGCTTACGCCAAAGTCGAATCGTCTAGTAGTATTATCCTTCAGGCTGCTGATACTAGAATACTTATGCCAAACTGCCATGTTTTAATTCATTATGGTTCCGTTTCTTTAGACCACGACCATTTAGCTGCAACATCTACTTTTAAATGGAGTGCAGCAGAATCAGAAAAAATGGTGGATATTTTTGCTAACAAGTGTCTTTTAGGTCCATTAGCTACTAGCAAGAATTGGAAAAAAGTTAATGCAAAGAAACATATACAAGCACAATTAGCAAATCAGTCTGATTGGATTTTAAATGCTGAACAGGCGGTTGATTATGGTTTTGCTGATGCAGTATTGGGAGACACACCTTTCCCTACAATAAATAGCATAAAATACAGATATCAAAGCAGGAAGAAAAAGACGAGATGAGAATAGAGTTATCTATGCACCATTCCGAACATACGGATATGGAAATTAAAAAAGAAATAAAATCTGTTCTGGAAACAGGATTGAATATTCAAGAAATATCTGTATTCCCATATAATATAAAATCTGTAAAGAGAACTATAAAAAAACATACAGATATAACTCTTAGCTCTCCCATAGATTTTCCTCTAGGTGTGTCTGACAAAGAATCACGACTAAACCAATGTGCATACGCAATATCTGCTGGTGTTCAAAAAATAGACATTATGGCTCCTTCTGCCCTAATAGTTAATAAAAAATACGACCAGATGAGAGAAGAGATTGCTGAGATTACAGAACTTTGTACATCTGAAAATATTAAATATTCATACATGCTAGAATACAGAATGTTTACCCATAGTTGCTTACAAAGAATATGCAAGATGCTTAAAACTTTAGGAATAAATACAATTTACCCATCTTCTGGATATATGCTAGATAATATTATAGATAATACTATAGCGTCAGTTTATCTAACTCAAAAAGCTGGTATGAAGACAGTAATTAATGGAGACATATGGACAATTGCACAAGCAGATAAGATAATCAAACAAAAACCATACGGAATAAGACTAAAGACTATTCATAGCGCAAGGGTTTTACAGGATGCACTCAGACAGAAATAAGGAAAAAATTTTTATAAGCATAGCTTCTTATAGAGATCCTGAACTAATACCTACGATACTTGATTGCGTAAAGAAAGCTCAATCCAAATACAGGTTGCATTTCGGTTTGTGTATACAAGACGAAAAAAGTATGGTGTCTAAAATAAAGAAAATTAAAAAACAATACGGCATAAAAATCCGTTACGTTTTTTGTCATTGGAAAGAGAGTCAAGGAGCTTGTTGGGCTAGATATTTGATACAAAGAAAGCTATATAGAAATGAAGACTTTTATTTCCAGTTAGATTCTCACCATAGATTTAAAGAGCAATGGGATTCTGTTCTAATTGATATGAACAACAACCTAAAAAAAGAATATCCCAAAAATATTATCGGAGGATATTGTCCCGGCTATAGGATACCAGAAAATGTTTGTGACCCAGACGCAATAAGAATATCTAGTTTTGATACTTTCGGAGAGGACGGAGATTTAGTATTTCGTCCTCATGTGGTTAAAGAACAATTAACAGAGCCAGTTTTTCCTGCAAGATTTTTATCAGGACATTTTATTTTTGCAGAAGGCTCGTTTGTTAAAGAGTGTATGTACGACCCTAATATGTATTTTCGAGGAGAAGAGATCACTTTATCCGCTAGGGCCTATACGTTTGGATATAAATTGTTTCATCCTTCCTTTCCTATAGTGTGGCATTATTATATTAGACAAGAAGCAGATAAGCATTGGTTAAATCATACGAAAAAGAATGGGCATATTATTGATTCTGATGTAAGAGAAAAACAAGCTAAAAGTAGACTAAGAACTCTTTTGGGTATGCAAGAGAAAAAAATTAAATTTGGCAGTTATGGACTTGGCAATATCCGAACGCTAAAAGATTACGAGAAGTATGCTGGTTTGAATTTTTCTAAAAAACAAATACATAGATATACAGCCAATATTAGAAATGATTCTCCTTTTGCATACGAGATGAGCGAAGTAGAGCTAGAGAATATGCTGGTAAGTAAGCTTGTAAAGATAAAAATACCACAAAATATGCATATTGTTGACCCAACAGGCACGAAAGCTATAATATTGTGTATATATGACCATAAGGGCCAATTAATATTTAGAGATGATTTGAAGCCACAACAGGTTGTAAATTTACTTAGATCTCGACAGTGGCAGAAGAAAGTAGGATTGGAATCAACACCATCATATTCTACCTTGACTATGATTAACAAAAAAAATCAATACAGCAAACCTATAAAAATAGATAACGTGGAACACTATGACACAAAATAATCATATATATGTTGTGAAAACTGGACTATCTTACAGAGATGCCATGTACCTTGTAGACAAACTTTTGTCTCAAGCTGAATATGTGTGTCTATTCTTATATAAGAATTCTATGTATTATGATATTTATAATAAAATTAATGATGCTATTAATAAACAATATCCTGGTTTTATCAAGGAAAAACAATTAATTGTTCAGTCCTACGACGACGACACGCAAAGTACAGCAGATTTAGTTATGACTAATACCACGGCGATGACATTCAAAAAGTATGTCCTGATGAACCCAAAAAATTATTACACAAGTACATTTACTGATTTTGTAAACACACACATAGATACAACAGACAGTATATGTCAAGTCTGCCCAAATCAATGTATAGACCATAAGTTAAGGTTGTGTGTTAATAAATGTGTTAGTGGTGTTATTGTCACAAAAGAATATCTCATAGATAATGCAGGAGAAAACCTTCACAAACAGGCAAACACAACTACAAAAAGAACATCTTCTGTTATCCCTTTTGAAAATCATGGATCGGTTGTTGATCTATGCAAACAGCCTGCTTTTATCTTGGCTTACCTACAAGAAACCAATCATAGTAAACTTACGGATTCTTATTGCTTTATTTATAGAAAAAATGACAGGGTGATGAATATAGATAATGAAATCACTGGAGATCTATTTGCTATGGATGAAGAAAGTATGATAATAATTTGGAATCTAGAAGATGACGAAAAAATACAGTGTACATACCAATTAGACTCTGAATCGGTCTATTTACTAGCAGAATCTATCCCATTATAGGGTTAGTCATGATAGAGACATATTACATCCGTGATAACGATACAACAGAAGCTTGTGATATTAAAAGGGTAAATCCCAAATATATAGACAAAAGATTAGTCAAGAAGTATGTTTCTCCAGAACTGCCCGCAACAGATATCTCTCATATATTAACTAGTATATTAATATTCAAGGTAGTCTGCAACGATGAACATTTGGATGGGTTTTTTGTTCTAAGTGACACATACGACACTGGTAGCTTTAATTCTATAGTAGAAACAGAATACTTCAACTATGATGGGGTTATCTTAGGAAACAGGAAAACACCCTCTTATTTTATCTGGAAGAAAACAGCATTACGCATGATAGACGATTTACCCATAGACATGCCTTTAGTGGATTATTTAGATAGTAACCACGTTTTTTTATCAAAAAGATGTCTTTTCCAGCCTAAAACAGACCCTTGGGATGACATTTTTTCGTAATTATCTCATTAAATTGTGTATATTTATACGTTTGATCAAACACAAGTTTTAACCATATATGGAGATTAATAATGCCACTTTCAACAGGTAATACCGTTGCTTATAAGGCAACTGGCGGAGCAGAATACAACACAGTACCACCAAATGTAAGCACCAGTGGTGCTGGTGGTAATGGTGGAGCAGCAGTAAAAGTAGGGTCTGGAGCTTCTGGACTCGTAGACAATGTAGTTTCAGCTGATGATCAATCTGGCCTTTTTGGTTCACAGGTTGTCGAAAGCGCATCTACCGAATGTCAAAAAGCTCTTTCTGCTGGTACATTTCGTGGAGACAACTCAGAAGTTATTGCTAAGAGAGTTACTGACACTCTTGCTGGCTCTGTAAGCAACACCATTCTTCGTAGTGGCGCTGCTGTTCCCGGAAATCGACGTAGCGTTCATAAGTATCCAGCCACTTTCGCAACACGACTGCTTACAACAGCTATTCGTGCTGGACAGTGGAATATTTTCACTGGTACATTCTCAGTAGCACCAACAGTTACATCAGCTGATGCCTTCAAGAATATTGATGGTGGTGGTGTGCTTGATAAGGCTGCTAATCCTACGAGAACTGAACCCGGTCGTTTGGTTTACAAAACTGGAAAACCAGCTCCGAATGAAGCTCTTTATCCAGAGAAAACAGGTTAATCAGATAACGCTATAATTAGTAATAATTTAGGTGTATATCATACATGAGAAGCCAGGGATGTTAAGGCATCTCTGGTTTTTTATTTCAATGCCAACATTAGAAACCATTGGAGAAATTAAATGTCAGACCCGTCAGATCCAAATACACTTGGTCATTTTTTCGAAAACTTTACAACTTCTATGTTTAGTGTTGTTATCGCACTAATTGGTTTCTGGACTACTTTTGTGAAAAATTTAGTAAACAGAAAAGAAGTAGAAGAGATGATAGCAGCTACTGCACAATCAAGTCAATATGCTCAAGATAGACAGTTTATAATGGAAAGACTGAACTCTCACAAGGAAGATAGTAGTATATTATTTAGAGCATTAGAAAAAAATACAGAAGTTATGAATGAGCTAAAAGTACAAATAGCTACTTTGGGTAAAACTTTGGAAACGCTTGAAAACAGAATAGAAAGACAACAATAATAATGGAACAGTAATCATGTCACAAACAGCATACAGACCGGGATACAAGACTAGTGAATTTTGGTTTACCTTAGTTAGTTTTGTTATTAGTGGGCTATTTTTAGCTGGTGTGATTACTGAGCCTGGCACTAAAGATAATATGATTAGTGTTGGTACTCATGTTGTAGAGAGTATTATTTTATTGGGTGGTCAATTCATGGTACTCTCTAGATACCTAAAAAAACGTAAAGAAGAAAGACTTGAGCACGAAAGAACTATACAAAAAGAACAGGATAATTTGAGAAAAGAATTAGAGGATTACGTTGGGGTAGACAAAAAGATTGAGAAAGTTAGTATAAATACAGGTAGTATTGGAGAGCTTATTCAGTTGCCACACATAGGCCCTGCTACAGCCCAAAAAATCATAGACTATCGAACAAGATACGGCGATTTTAAAACTAAAGAAGACATTATGCTAGTAAGTGGTATAGCTAATACTGTATACCAAGATATAGAAAAATATATAATTTTAAACTAAAACAAGGGTAAAGATATGACTCCTCAAGAAAAAATTCAACCAGAACTTCAAGAAACAATTGACCAAATCAAAACTACTTTGTCAGACGCTAAAAAAGTAGCGTTGGCAGAAGCATGGAAAATACTTCAGGTTTTGGTAGCGAAAGTAATTACCGCGATAGAAACAGCAGCAGTAGATTGGTCGGGGAAAGAAAAGAAACAATTAGCTATGAGTTTTTTGAGTGACGCATATGACGCATTGTTTTCTGCTATAGACATCCCCGGCATTCCTGCTTTCTTAGAAAATTATTTACATAAATATGTTAAGTCTGTTTTGATGATCCTGATGAGTTCTGCTATAGATGCTATGGTAGCAACATTTAGGGATATTGGAGTATTTGTAGCAAAAAAGAAGAATGAGAGTATCGAAATATTAAAATAAACCACAGGAGATTAAAATGAATTTTACGCAAAGTTTTGAAGAGTTCGCCGCATCAAGCACAGTGCTAGATCTTGCTTTGTATGCTGGTGTAGGAATTGTTTTATGGGTATTATTCAAGGATAGACTAAGCCCAGTTCAGTCTTTCTTATTGGATCTAAAACAGAAGATAACCAGATTGATAAGTAGGGGTGGAGATCAAATATCTTCATCTAATAAAGACGATGTTTTCTTTAGGTTGGTAGAGTCATGGAAAAAGACTAGGGACTTGGCAAAAGAAAGCGGTTGCGAAGAAGCCGTAAAAGTTGCAGATGAAATGTTTCCATATCTTAGTCCAAAAGTATGTAGCGAGGAAGAATAAAGATGAAAAATCAAAGTTTTATGCTTTATGTAGGCATTGGATTAGTTGCTGTAGCTTTATTGGGTAAATATGATGTTGTCAAAAATGTTGTTCCTAATATCCCGACCGTGGAAACAACAATCAAAGGGACGCTAAAACCAAATGACGCAGAAGTTTTGGACGTTTGTGAAAGGATTGCCGAGATTATCTCTGATTCATCAGCTTCGGATAAAAAAGTTGATGTTGACAATTTAACTAAAGTATATCTTGAGACAGCTAATCTAATAGATCTGGATGATGAGATTATAACCAATACTCAACAGGTAAGGTCATCCCATATAATTGCTGCAAAATTACTAAGGATTAATTTAGTTGGTAAATATGAAGGCTTGGCTGACGAGAGTAATACATTATTTGAATTAGTATTAGGTAATGATGATGTAGCGTTAGACGATGAGTTGAGAAAAGAGGCTGTCAAAGCATTCAAATATTTAGCATGGGCCTTACAGGAGGGTGTGTAAATGCCTGATTTTATTTCTCCAAATGATTTGTATAATAAATACAACCAAGGGTTTTCTGGTTGTTTGTGGGAGCCTAAGTCTTTTGAAGAATTGATGGAACAATCTAAATACGGACATTTTTCAGAAGGAGCAAAAAGCATTGCTGGATCTGGAAGAGGCAAATTATCTACTCCTTTTAGATCAGCTTTACATTTTGATAAGAAAAGTTTTACGGAAAGACAAACCACAGGAGACTGTGTAAGTCATTCTACTCGTAACGCCTGTGATATTACTAGAGCCGTAGAAATTCATGTCCATAATGAGAGAGAATCATGGATTGCTAGGGGTGCAACAGAGGCAATATACGGAGTCAGGGGTCATGGAGGCCAAGGTATGAGTTGTTCTAGGGCAGCTCAATTTGTTTCTCAAAACGGTGGAATATTAGTTAGAAAAAAATACGAAGACGTAGATCTGAGTAGATATAATGGTTCAGTAGGAGCCAGATGGGGAAGAGGAGGTATTCCAAGTAGTTTAAGAGAGGAAGCAGCTAAACATAAAATACAAACAGCTTCTTTAGTAGAAACAGTAGAAGAGGCTAGAGATGCAATTGCCAACGGGTATGCTTTAAGTGTGTGTAGTGGGTATGGATTTTCTAATAAGCGTAACTCAAAGGGATTTGCTCGTAAAAGTGGCTCATGGGCTCACGCCATGTCTTGGACAGCCTGTGATGACACTGGTAAAGAACCAGCGTTTCTTGTGCAAAACAGCTGGGGTAAATGGAACGATGGAGGACATCCAGAATGGGGACAGATACCAGACGGTTCTTTTTTAATAGATGCCGATACAGCCCAAGGAATGCTTTCTCAGAGAGGGGCATATGCCTTTTCTGGTTTTGATGGTTTCCCTCCACAATCATTGCCTTCATATGGTTTTGAAACATATTTATAAAAGGAAAACTGATGTATAAAATTCTTATATGTACTACCGCTTTGACAGTAGGACTATTCTCATTTTCGTCCCCTATTAAACAAGAGGCTATAACATCTAGTGTTGCTTTATCAGGGGCTGTTATTAAATATCCTTTATTGGAGAAGGTAGAAAAGCATAAGAGAGAAGATTGTCCAGTTTGCAAAGGAAAAGGATGGTATCTAAGCGGAGATGGTCTTGCAAAGATACAATGTCAATACTGTGAATGAAACCTTTGTGGTGTATAATACAATCTAAGGGATTTAGTTATTCATTAACAATGGATTGTATTCTATACAAGAAAAGAGCACAGTATGACAGTAGAAGACGTTGCAAACAAAGTGATTTGCCAAATGAAGAAACCAGAAAACGGTTATGATTCTATCATTACTATCATAATGGTTGCTGGTATTATTCTAACTCTAGTTAGAGTTATGCAAGAGTGTGATTCTGATAAGATGAGACTTTTAAAAAGAATTCATACTCTATCTAGAAGAAAAACATGGCTTTCTAAGTGGAGACTAAAGAATATAATCAAAAAACATATACCAAAAGAAATCTATAGTTCTTATGGTGTATCTATATGTGATTCGATAATGCAAGTAGGTGAAGAACTCACGGATGAAGAACTTACCGTCCTTCTGGAGACAAAATAAAAATGATAAGTCTTTTAATATGGCTAGTATATGGAATATTCGTAGGGTCTATTGCAAAAGCGATTTACCCAGGAGAAGAAAATTTTGGTTTCTGGAAAACTATAGCATTAGGGGTTGCGGGTTCTTATGCCGGTGGTATTATAACTTACTTGCTAGGGTTGACTTCTCTCCAGCCATCCGGTATAATCATGGGTGTGTTCGGTGCAGTTTTAGCTTTAGCTATGTATAAAAAAATATTAACCCAATAAAGTTTTCCAAATAAATGAGACCTCCAGATTGGCCTTCCTATTATATAGGATTGGCGCATGTTATTTCACAAAAAAGTCATGACACGCAAACCCAGCACGGTTGTGTGATTACAGATAGAAAAAATAGAGTACTAGGGGTAGGGTATAACGGATTGCCTCGTGGTGTTGACGACAATAATTTTCCTACTACCAGACCAGAAAAATATCCTTGGATGATTCACGCTGAAAGGAATGCTCTTGCCAACTGTGTTGTCCGACCAGACGACGGTATAGCTTATATTACGGGGCAGTGCTGCAACGATTGTATCATGGCTTTGTGGCAGGAAGGTGTAACGGAAGTCTACATGCACGAAAGACACGGTTCTCATCTTATAGATGAAGCTGCTATGCAAATATTTCATAAGTTCGTAAAAGAAACAAAAATGTCTGTTCATTTCATACAAACAGATCTTCAGTGGTTATTCAGTGTAATAGATAATGTAAGGAGTACTTAATGTCAGGTCTACAAGAATTACAAAATTATACTTTTGTTAGCAAATACGCCAGATGGATACCTTCAGAACAAAGAAGAGAAACTTGGAAAGAAGCTGTAGATCGTGTCAAATCTATGATGCACACCAAGTATGAAGGTCTTGGTTTAGAAGAGACTATTGATTGGGCTTATGATATGATGTACAAAAAGAAGGTACTTGGCAGTCAAAGAGCTTTACAATTTGGCGGAGAACCAATCCTCAAGAGACACGCAAAAATTTATAACTGTACCAGCTCTTATTGTGATAGGCTCCGATTTTTTCAAGAATGTTTCTGGTTGTTGTTGTGTGGAAGTGGAACAGGTTTTAGTGTACAAAAACATCATGTATCTAAACTTCCAAAGCTAATGCACAAAGTAAAGAAGAAAGATACGGGTGTAAAGTACACTGTAGAAGATAGTATTGAGGGTTGGGCTGATGCTTTAGGTGTTTTGCTTTCTTCTTATTTCGAAAAGCCCTCCGATCCTAAATTTAAAAAATATCAGAATTGTCATATCGTTTTTGACTATTCAGAAATTAGAACCAAAGGCTCTGATTTAAGTTCCGGCGTTGGAAAAGCACCGGGCTTTGAACCCTTGCAAAATGGGCTAGAAAAAATTAGAGAATTGCTAGACAAATGTATAGAAAATGAACAAAAAAAATTACGACCTATCGATGCTTATGATATTATTATGCACAGCAGCGATGCTGTACTATCTGGTGGTGTTCGTCGAAGTGCCTCGTTAGCATTATTTAGCGCTAATGATAAAGATATGGCAAAAGCCAAAACCGGTAACTGGTATGTAGACAATCCACAAAGGGCAAGAAGTAATAATTCTGCGTTACTGATAAAAGATGATACTACCCTAGAAGAATTTAAGGTTCTTATGGAGTCCGTGAAAGAGTTTGGAGAGCCGGGGTTTATTTGGAGCGACTCTACAGAGATGACATTTAATCCTTGTGTTGAGGTGGGCATGTGGCCCGTAGATGAAAAAACCGGAAAGTCTGGTTGGCAAGGATGTAATTTATCAACAATCAATTGTTCTTCTGTGTCTGGTGAAGAAGATTTTTATGAAAGATGCAAAGCAGCAGCAATCATTGGTACTTTACAAGCTGGTTTTACAGATCTAGAATACTTGGGAGAAATTAGTAAATCTATATTTGATAGAGAGGCTTTGCTAGGAGTTTCTTTAACTGGCATCATGGAAAAACATGAATTAGTCTTGACGGAGAAAGTACTAAAAGCAGGCGCTAAGATTGCTGTAGATACAAACAAATCTCTTTCTAAGAAGATTAATATTAATCAAGCAGCAAGAGTAACTTGTTTAAAACCAGAAGGAACATCTAGTTCTATGCTGGGGACGAGTTCAGGTATTCATCCTCATCATGCTAAGAGATATATTAGGCATGTACAAGCGAATACTCTAGAAGCGCCGTTCCAGCATTTTAAGAGTTATAACCCGCAGGCGTGTGAAAAGTCATCATGGTCTGCTAATGATACAGACGAGGTGATAAAATTCCCTATAGAAGTTCCAGACGGATCTAAACTAAAAAACCAATTACCAGCAGTAGAAATGCTATCTGTTGTAAAAGACGCTCAGAAAAACTGGGTTCATTCTGGCAAAAACAGATCTCTGTGTACACAAGATTTTTTAAGCCATAATGTCAGCAATACTGTTACGGTTCAGCCAGAAGAGTGGGAAGATGTCACTAAATTTATCTATAATAATAGAAAGTTTTTTGCTGGTATCAGCCTTATTCCCCAGAGTGGAGATAAGGATTATCCCCAAGCACCCTTTACTACTGTATATACTAGCAGAGAAATTGTTAAGGAGTACGGAGATGCGGCATTATGGTGTTCTGGTTTAATCGAACTAGGTTTAAATGCCTTTGGGAATAATCTATGGGCAGCATGTGATTATATCACAATGGGCCTAGAAAAAGAAGAAGATTCTGAAGATAAGAAATTATTTGCTATGAAGATGAAAAGATTTGCAAAGAAGTTCTTTAAAGAAGATATTAAAAGGCTAACATATTGTATGAAAGACGTTTTTAATTGGAAAATATATTGTGATCTATATGATAGTTACAATAAGGTTGATTATACACAGCTATTAGAGACAGAGGATAATACCGCAGGGATAGAGGAAGTTAGTTGTGCTGGTGGTGCATGTCTAATCTGATCCTTCATCCTCGGAGAAATCAAATTGCCTAGAAAATCAAAAAAAAATACGAATGAACCTTCGCAACCTAAAGATGTAGCTGTGGGGTTTAAGAATAAATTAAAACCTAGAACTCTAAATCAAAGAGACTATATCAGAACTGTGGCAGAAAATACTATTACTTTTTGTCAAGGTGTTCCGGGAAGTGGTAAAACACATATAGCCATAGGTATGGCACTAGAATATCTTCTAGACGATAAGGTAGAAAAAATTGTCATCACCAGACCTGTAGTGGAAGCTGGTGAAAGACTAGGGTTTTTGCCGGGAACTGCTGAAGAGAAATTGCACCCATATCTATTACCTTTATTTGATGAGCTTAATTATTTTATACAAATGCAAAGCTATACCAAGATGAAGGTCAGTAGACAAATAGAGATTGTACCTCTAGGACTGATGAGAGGTAGAAGTTTTCATAATTCATTTATTATAGCAGATGAATGCCAGAATGCTTCTTATGACCAACTTAAAATGCTTCTTACTAGAATTGGTACTGATAGCAAAATGGTTCTCACAGGAGATACTGCTCAATCAGATTTACAAAGACATCAACAAGGCGGATTCCTTAGATTAACAGATATTTTATCTGATATTCCAAATCTCGGCGTGGCATATTTAGATGCTACAGACATTATAAGAAACCCTATTATTACAGATATTGTCCATAGATTGGAAGAGTACGAAAATCATTCTTGACTTTGCTCTCCATAGGTCTATTATAGATATAATACCTACATAATGGATTCTTACCGTAATGCCGATATATACTTATAGTTGTACAAAGTGTAAATCAATCTTCGAAGAGTGTATGTCTATTGCTCAGTATAGCAAAACAAAAACTCATAGATGTCCACAATGCCAAAGCGCAAAGACACAAAGAGAGTATTTAATTGACGCTGAAACCATTAACGGAAACGTCAAAAAAGCAGACTCTGAATTAAAAACAATAGGAGATTTAGCTAACAGGAATAGAGATAAGATGACAGAGGATAAAAAGGAAGCTCTGTGGCAAAAGCATAACTCTTATAAAGAGGTCGTTCCAGACAGACCCCTGCCTGATGGCATGTCTAGAATTAAGAAACCTAAGAAAGTCAAATGGAGGCCAGCAAAATGAGTAGTGACTATATTTTTAAACAGAAACCTACTAATGAAAAAGTTAGTGATGCAGTAAATGAATATTATACTATTTTTGGTAAGCATGATCGTCTAGATGACAATGGAAACCCTGTTGTTTCTCCTCATAGTGAAGAAGTATTAGCAAAAGCTATTGTAGGAGATAAAAAAACTCGCTGGCTAAAAGTAGGTTCTCATGGAAGAATATTCAATCCTATTGGAATGTACAGCGAAGGACAGCAGAATAAATTTACTAGTCGATCAGGAAAGAACGAATATGAATTTAGGAAAGTAAATAAAAGAGTATTCGATATGTATGTTAATTTTTTAAGAACTAAAAATTTAGCTTGGCTAAATAATGCTGAAAGGGAAATGCTATGAGCAAAAGAGTAACAAAAGCACAGCAATATGCAATGTTGTACCTACTAGAAAAGGGCGAAGAAGATTCTGAAATAATTAATCAGCTGAAAGTTAGTCAGGAACAACTAGACAGGTTCAGAGAAAAGAACCAGCAGGCTGGAGAAAATCAAATCAAGACAAAAACCAAAAAAGTCACTGCTGGTGATCTTATGGTTAGAGAGACCGCAGGGAAGAGAGAAAAGGGCGTAGCAATTATGACTAAAGAATCCTCTATGAAGTCTGATGCTTCTGCAAATAAACAACCTCCTCCTTCTCAAAAAGATTTTATCTTCAAACCTAGCGATGGCTGAAAAATATATTTCGAAATATTCGAATAACAAACAGGTAACTCCTGCTCAATATGTCACAGAGATAGTCTGCGAACACAAGGCCCAGATGGAAGGCAAAGATCTTCATCACAGGTTTTGGCAGAACAATGATTATTGGGCTAAATACTATCGTAATCAAATTGCGACAGCTAATAAGTTAATTAAAAAACATGGCGACATTCCTGTTGTTAGAGCTTTACAAAATCGTAAAGCCTCAAGAATTTATTCCTTGCGATCTCCTGTGTTGGCTCGTATTATCAAAGAGGAAGCACAGAAGTATGAGAAAGAAAACAAAACATTGACGAAAGTGTTTAATAGGAATAAGGATACTAAACTAAGAAAAGACAGACAAAAGAAAAACATTCTTTCAAAACTAAAGGAAATAGATGATGAGCAAGAATAGTATTAAAGATGATGTTAAGAAAAAATTTGGTGATGAAATCATTCGCTCTGCTACAGCAGTAGTTGATAAAGAAAGCATTACTATTCCTGTAAGTCCTTCTTTAGATATGATACTCAATGGAGGTATCCCAGAAGGTAGTTTTGTAATTTTTACAGGACAACCTAAGTGCGGCAAAACAACAACTTCTATTGACTTCGCTGCTACAGCATTAAAAGAACAGTATCAAGGAGAACTAAAAAATCCTAGACATGTATATTATCTAAATATTGAAGGAAGATTAAAGAAGAGAGACTTAGAAGGTATTCCCGGATTGGACTTAGAAAGATTTGATATTATTGGATCTCAAGAAGGCAAAATTCTTAGTGGTGAAGAATATCTACAAATTGCAGAAAGACTTATCAACGAAGAACCGGGATCAATCATAATTATAGACTCTTACTCGGCATTATGTACAGAAGCAGAAATTACATCTGGTATGGATAAAATGCAAAGAGCGGATGGAGCAAAGCTACTTGCTAAGTTTTGTAGGAAGGTAGCTAATGTTATTCCTGTTAATAAAAATATCGTTATTGGTATTACTCACCTGATGGGTAATCCTGGATATGGAAATGTAGAATGGAAAGAAAAGTCAGGGCAATCTATTGCATATCAGACCGATGTAAAACTCAGAGCCACATATTTTAAAGCATGGCACAGCGGTGCAGATGGCCCACAAATTGGACAAGAAGTAGAATGGCAAGTAGTCTGTTCTGCACTTGGTCCACCGGGAGCTAAAATCAAAAGCTATCTCAGATATGGCGAAGGAGTAGATAAGGCTATGGAGCTTGTTACTCTTTGTGTGGATGTCGGTATTATATCTAAGGGTGGAGCATGGTATACTCTTTCTTCGCTAGAAGATAAGCCTAAATTTCAAGGAACTGAAAAACTTAGACAGTTTGTGGTTGACAATCCAGAAGTTTATGATAAACTATTGGTAGAACTACGAGAAACTATGGGCATAACATGCAAGTAACAGATTTAGATGGAAGGATAAGTAATTTAAAACTAATTGGAAATATAGCAAAAGGCTCCCGTACTAATAAGTCTGCTTTACATTTACAAGCTAGGGAAATTATAAAAGAATGTTTCCCTACTTTGCAGGTATTAGAAGAAGTAGCCGTTTCTATTAGATATGGACAAACTTTATATATGGACTTTTATCTACCTCTAAATAAGAAATGTATAGAAGTACATGGGGAGCAGCATTATAAGTTTAATAGATTTTATCATAGAGACAAGATGGGTTTTATTAAACACAAAAAAAGAGACAGAGAAAAACAGGAATGGTGCGAAATCAATGGTATCAAATACATACCACTACCATATAATGAAAACGCAGAAGAATGGAAAGAAAGAATAGAGAACAATAATGACAAGTAAAGAAGAGGTTGAAAACTGGGACAAGATTCTAGATGATTATGAAAAGGGTATAGGTCTACCTGCATATCAATCAGAATGTATGCCAGAGTCAGAACTACAAGAATACCTGACAATGCCTAGATCTTCCCTAGAAAAAACAACACCAGAAGATTGTGGACAAATAGCATATAGATTGGCTCAGTTTGGTTTTCACTTGCAAAGAACTATTAATAGAGAAACCGCTAGAGTAAATTGGGCAGAAGATACAATCAAAGAGGTCGTAGCCGATGACATTAATAATTACAAAGGATATGGATATTTAGAGAAATCTAGTCAAGCCATTAAGCATAATGATAGGGCTAACAAATTAAATAAAATTAAAAAATACGCTAAACAGAGGGCAGACAGACTAACATATCTGGCTTCTGCTGTAAAGAATCTTTCAGATATATTGATCTCTATACAAAGAACTAGGAGTTTAGTCAAACATGGATAACCTATCACCAAAACAGATACAGCAAATGATTGCTATGTTGCAGCAAATGCTGCCAGAAGATGATGAGCAAGAAGAAACCAAAATTCACGAACCTATAAAAACAAAAACCAGTAGAGGAGGAAGTAAAAAATTTAAAAATAAGTTTGAGAGTATGCAGGAAAGACATATGCATAAATCAGACAATGAGATAGACAAAAGGCTTTCTAAATTTAATCCCACACCCAGAAGAGATCCTGTGCAGTTGATAAATATGACATGTCGTATGTGTGGGAAACAAGAGAAAGTAAGTCCTGCTCTTGTAGCAGAACCAGATAGATACAAGTGTAACAAGTGTTCAATTAGTTCGGGGTGACAAATGCCAGTAATTCTCGCTGATCCATCCGCAGAAAGAGCTGTATTAGCAGGTATCTGCGTTTATGGTGAAAATTCTTTTTTGGATGTAGCTGATATAATTTCAGAGACTTCTTTTACTGTAGACAGTAATGTTATTATATATAAATGTCTAAAGCATGTTTGCGAAACAGAGCACAAACCTGCGATAGATATTGCTTCTATATTTTCTGCTGCTCAAGAAGTTGGAGTAGCACATATTTTATCTAAAAAAGATGAGACTCAACATTTACGAGCAATCTTAGATTTTCCGGTAGAAGAAAAAAATGTCAGAAAGTTTGCGGCTAAAATAAAAAAGCTAGAAATAGCTAGGATGTTACATTTACAATTAGAAAGAGCACAAGACAAAATACTAGAAGTTAATGGTTCCGAAAGCGTGAATGCCATAGTCGGACTTGCAGAAGATACCATCTTTGATTTTACTAATGTTCTTGCAGACACAGACAATGCTCCAGAATCAATAGGATCAGATATTGATGACTATTTAGACTACCTAGCCGAAAACAAAACAGATACAGTAGGAGTCTCTACAGGCTTCCCAATTTATGACGAAGCTATAGGGGGAGGTCTTAGAAAAGGTACTGTCAATGTTATCGCAGCAAGACCCAAAACAGGTAAAACACTATTATCTGACAATATGGGATTTCATGTGGCAAATACAGTGAAGATTCCTGTCCTCAATATGGATACGGAAATGACAAAAGAAGATCATCTAAATAGAATTTTAGCCATGATGACCGAAACAGAAATAAATTCTATAGAAACAGGTAAGTTCACAGAGTCTTCTACAGGAGAAACAAAGGTAAGAAATGCCGGAAAAGAACTAAAAGACAACACCAAGCTGTATCACAAAAGCATAGCCGGAAAGCCGTTTGATGAACAACTATCTATAATGCGTAGGTGGATTATAAAAGAAGTTGGATTAAATGATGACGGAACCGCCAAGGATTGTGTAATATTTTATGACTACTTAAAACTTATGGATAGTCAAGGCATGAGCCAAGATATGAAAGAATATCAGGTTCTTGGTTTCATGATGACCCAATTACATAACTTTGCTGTAAAATACAAGGTTCCTATAGTGGCATTTATACAACTTAATAGAGATGGTATAACAAAGGAAAGTACAGATACAGCAAGTGGCTCGGACAGAATTATCTGGCTATGTAGTAATTTTACAATCTTCAAAAGAAAAAGCGACGAAGAAATGGCAGAAGATGGTCCTACTAACGGAAACAGAAAGTTAGTACCTGTAATTTCTCGACACGGAGGAGGATTAGACGATAATGACTACATAAACTGTCACATGAAAGGCTGGTGTGCTAAAATAACTGAAGGTCAGACAAAACTTGAAATAGGTAATGGTTCAAATAACTCTTTTGATATGGGGAATATAACAGATGACGACAGTGATGAAGTCCCATTCGCATGATTACAATCCTAGTAATTATAACCAAATAGAAATAAAAGCTATATGT